GCACCGCCATCGGGATTTTCACCACATCAATGGGGTAACGGTTTTTCCCGGCCACACGCTGCATGACATGCCACCGGCCATTTTTCAGTTGCTGAATAAACGCGCCGGGAATACGACGGTTTCCCACCACAAGCACGCTGCCGCCACCTTTCAGGGATGAACGCTGCCCCTTTTTACGACGCCTGCGTCGGGACAGGACAACCCGCGCATTACCCAGCTTGATTACGGGCAAATCCCCCCGGTTAACCTTGATTCTGGCCTGCGGATTTTTAACCGTGGCCCTTTTCAGCCTGGCCCTTTCCTTTACCAGTTTCCGGCGTACCTTTGTCTCACGGGCAACCTGTGACGCCGACTGCGATATCGCGGATGAAGCAACGCGGTTAATGGCCATTGCGGCGGCACCAGGCACCGCCGTTTTGCTGATACGGCTGAGGTTTTCAACGGCCTGCTCAAGACCCTGTATGGCCATACATCCCCCTTTCAGCGGCGACGGTTAACGGCAGGCGGAACGCCACGCCCAAGCCAGAGATGACAGCTTCCGCCATCATCCGGCGATACCCGGTCTATCCAGAAGTTTTCCTCACCGATGGTCAGCGTGTCTCCACGCCGCAGCTGCCGCACCTCATCAGTCCGGACAAACAGGGACGGGCTGGAGCCTTCAACGCGCACGCCCTGTCCGGCATAGCTGATATTTTCAGGGTCATCAAAAACACCACGTATTACTGCGCCGGACTGCTCACCGGATGTCATGGTGGCTGACGTTCCCATGTACCCGCGTATCGTTTCATCGGCGCGGGCAATGGCAGCATCGAACAGGTTATCGAAATCAGCCACAGCGCCTCCCGTTATTGCATTCTGGCCAGGCCACGTTCTGTCATTTCAGCTGCCACACCGGCAGAGACACGGAACGCCGTTCCCGGCAGCACAAATGCCACAGCCTCATCCCGCGTGGCGTGAAGTGCATCAGTATGCAGCGTCACCAGTGCCACAACCGTGACCAGATCAGCCGTATCAGTCACGGTATCCGGCTGCGCTGATACAACCTCATTTTCATGTCCGGTCAGCGCATTTTCCGGGCTGACAGATGTGTCCTGACCGGCAGCGTCATCCGTGTCATCAAGCTCCTCTTCCAGCTCTGCCACACGGAGCACCAGTTCTTCTTTCGTCCCCGTCAGGCTGACATCACGGTTCAGTTGCTCACCCAGCACCTGAAGACGGGCAATCAGTTCATCTTTCGTCATGGACTCCTCCACAAAGAGAAAATGGCCCCGAAGGGCCATGATTACGCCAGTTGTACGGACACGAACGCATCAGGGTCAGCCAGCAGCATCAGCGGTGCTGACTGAATCATGGTGAACTCACGCGCCGGATCGCCGGTGGTCACCCAGTTTTTCGGGTAGCGGGCAGAAGCGTTAATACCTTCGCGCTGTGCGTCCGCATCCTGAATGCAGCCATAGGTGCGCAGACCGCGTGCCTGAGTGTTCCCCAGCACCATCGTGTTGTCCGGAAGGAAGTTCTTTTTGACGTCGTTTTCCACGTACTGTCCGGAATACACGACGATCGCCGTATCGCCATACATCCCCTTATAGGACACCGCTTCGCCCAGGTCTTTTACCGCTGTCTCCAGCTCGGAATGAGAGCCGCGACGGGTATCCAGCTTCTCCCTGACGGCTTTGAAGGAACGGAACAGCGCCCAGCCTTTCGGATCAAACACGATGATATTCACCACGCCGCTGGCGTTCAGCGCATAGGCTTCGATATCGTCGGTCGGGTCATACGTGGACTTGTCACGCTTGCTCCACTCCGTACCACCGGACTGTGTGATGTTGTTCGCCGCACTGCGGCCCATATCCACTTCAACCGGATCGAAGGCTTCACCGGTCATGGTGTATTTGCCCTTAAGCACGGCAGAAACGGCCTGCATCTCTTCGACCTGAGCAATGGCCAGCTCTTCGTCTCGCATGTTCTGCATGATGATGCGACGGCGGCGGTAAGCCGGGTCCGCCAGATTCTGCGGATCTTCATCCGGCAGGCGACGCAGGGTCATCTGCGGATTCACCTCATGCTTCGGCTTGACATATCCCGGTGTAAATTCAGAGGTGGAGCCGCCACGGGAGCGGATAACCTCACCGGAAACAATCGGCGAAACGTACAGCGCCATGTTTACCAGTCCCGGAATTTGTGAGAGATAGACTTTCTCCGTGGTGAAGGGATAGCTCTCACGGAAAAAGAGACGCAGAAACAGCGGATCAAACTTAAATTTCTGCTCATTTGCCGCCAGCAGCTGGGCGGTTGTGTACATCGACATAAAAAATCCCGTAAAAAAAGCCGCACAGGCGGCCTTTAGTGATGAAGGGTAAGGTTAAACGATGCTGATTGCCGTTCCGGCAAACGCGGTCCGTTTCTTCGTCTCGTCGCTGGCAGCCTCCGGCCAGAGCACATCCTCATAACGGAACGTGCCGGACTTGTAGAACGTCAGCGTGGTGCTGGTCTGGTCAGCTGCAACAGCCAGAATGCCAACGGCAGCACCGTCGGTGGTGCCATCCCACGCAACCAGCTTACGGGTGGCGGTGTCAAGCATCAGCGGAGTCATTGCAGGCGCTTTCGCACTCAATCCGCCGGGCGCGGTTGCGGTATGAGCCGGGTCACTGTTGCCCAGCGGCTGGTAATGGGTAAAGGTTTCTTTGCTCGTCATAAACATCCCTTACACTGGTGTGTTCAGCAAATCGTTAACGGCATCAGATGCCGGGTTACCTGCAGCCAGTGGTGCCGGTGCACCCTGCATCAGACGATCCAGCGCAGTGTCACTGCGCGCCTGTGCACTCTGTGGTGCTGCGGCCAGAATGCGGCGGGCCGTTTCCACGGTCATTCCGGGGGTTTCTGCCAGCACGCGCGCCTGTTCTTCGCGTCCGTGAGCCTCCTCACAGTTGAGGATCCCCATAATGCGGCTGTTTTCTGCCGCAACCGCTGCGGTGATCTGCGCGTTCACGTCCGGCTGCGCCGCGCTGGCGTTTTCGCCCTCCGTCGCTTGCACCACGTCAGTAACGTCAGCCTGCGAAGCGGTGGCTGAAACAGTTGTTGATTGAGTCTCTTTGGTCATTCGCCCTCCTGAGAGACGGGATTTACGTGCATCCAGTGCATCACGCATGACGGTGATCGCATCGGTGCTGTTAACAAGTTCATCAGCCAGTCCGGCATCAATGGCCTCCTGACCGCTGTACACTGCAGCCTCGGTATCCAGCACAGCCTGCACGGACAGGCCGGTATATGCCGACACCTTCTGCGCAAACATCCGGCGGGTTGCATCCATCCGGGACTGCAGTGTCTCCCGGACGTCATCCGGAAGATGGCTGTAGGGGTTGCCATCCACCTTATGGCTGCCGCTGTAAATCAGCGTGATTTCCACGCCCTGTTTCTCCAGCGCAGCACCGTAATTACTGTGAGCCATCATGACGCCGATGGAGCCTGTCCGGGCGGTCTGCGTGACCAGACGCCGGGAGGCGGCACTGGCAAGCAGCTGACCTGCGCTGCAGTTCATGTCATTGGCCAGCGCCCATACCGGCTTTATGTCACGCACACGGGCGATGATGTCAGCGCAGTCAAATGCCCCTGCCACCATCCCGCCTGGCGTATCCATATCGAGCAGAATGCCGTCCACCATCGGGTCGCTGGCAGCCTGTTGCAGACGGGCGATAATGCCGTTGTAACCGGTCATCCCCGAATACGGCTGCAGCGCCCGCGTCCGACTGACCAGCGTGCCGGACACCGGCAGCACGGCGATGCCGTTCATGACCTGATAACTGCGGGCCTGCCGTGGTCCGTCATCATCAACGGATAACGCCAGCGCCGCGGGTGCCTCTCCGGCAGTCAGGCTGTCGCCGGATACCGCATCCGTCAGGCGGCTGATCCCAAGCTGGCCTGCAAGCGCACAAAAGAAAACCCGCGCATAGGCGGGTTCAAGTATCAGCGGCTCATTAAAGGCCATACTGGTAATATGCGGGAGATTACGCAGCTCTGCTGTCACTCTTCTCCTCCTCTGTTGATTGTCGCAGCCCGGATTCAAATGCCGCAGCCGCCCAGGCGGGCGGTTTAAGACCGGCTGCACGGCGCTCCATCGTTTCACGGACCTGCTGGGCAAAAATTTCCTGATAGTCGTCACCGCGTTTTGCGCACTCTTTCTCGTAGGTACTCAGTCCGGCTTCTATCAGCATCACCGCTTCCTGTACTTCTTTCAGACCATCGATGGCCATACGACCGGAGCCTATCCAGTCGCAGTTCCCCCAGGCACTTCGGGCTTCCTGAAAACTGAAGCGCGCTTTTGAAGGTAACGTCACCACGCGGCGAACGATGGCCTCTTCCAGCCAGCACAGAAACATCTGGCTCGCCTGACGGGATGCGACGAATTTTCGCCGCCCCATAAAGTGCGCCCACGACTCGTTCGCGCTGGCCCGTGCCGTGGAGTAGCTCATCTGGGCGTAATTCCGGGAAAGCTGCTCATACGAGACACCCAGCCCGGCAGCGATATACCGCAGCAGTGACTGCTCAAACACGGAGTAGCCGTTATCCGTGTCCTGAGCCGTCTGCAGGTTCAGTGAGTCACCCGGCATCAGGTGCGGCACTTTTGCGCCTCCCAGCCGGACCGGTGCGACGGAGTAATACGCGGCAATTTCACCAATCCAGCCGGTCAGCCTTTCCCGCTGCTCCTGACTGTTCGCGCCCAGAATAAAATCCATCGCTGACTGCGTATCCAGCTCACTTTCAATGGTGGCGGCATACATCGCCTTCACAATGGCGCTCTGCAGCTGCGTGTTCTGCAGCGTGTCGAGCATCTTCATCTGCTCCATCACGCTGTAAAACACATTTGCACCGCGAGTCTGCCCGTCCTCCACGGGTTCAAAAACGTGAATGAACGAGGCGCGCCCGCCGGGTAACTCACGGGGTATCCATGTCCATTTCTGCGGCATCCAGCCAGGATACCCGTCCTCGCTGACGTAATATCCCAGCGCCGCACCGCTGTCATTAATCTGCACACCGGCACGGCAGTTCCGGCTGTCGCCGGTATTGTTCGGGTTGCTGATGCGCTTCGGGCTGACCATCCGGAACTGTGTCCTGAACAGCCGCGACGAACTGGTATCCCAGGTGGCCTGAACGAACAGTTCACCGTTAAAGGCGTGCATGGCCACACCTTCCCGAATCATCATGGTAAACGTGCGTTTTCGCTCAACGTCAATGCAGCAGCAGTCATCCTCGGCAAACTCTTTCCATGCCGCTTCAACCTCGCGGGAAAAGGCACGGGCGTCTTCCTCCCCGATGCCCAGATAACGCCAGCTTGGGCGATGACTGAGCCGGAAAAAGGACCCGACGATATGATCCTGATGCAGCTGGATGGCGTTGGCAGCATAGCCGTTATTGCGTACCAGATCGTCTGCGCGGGCATTGCCACGGGTAAAGTTGGGCAGCAGGGCTGCATCCACACTTTCACTCGGTGGGTTCCACGCCCGCAACTGCCCACCAAATCCGCTGCCACCGCCGTGATAACCGGCATATTCGCGCAGCGATGTCATGCCGTCCGGCCCCAGAAGGGTGGGAATGGTGGGCGTTTTCATACATAAAATCCTGCAGGTCACCTGCGTCGCTGTGTCATGCCGGTCTGCACTTCCAGCTCTGCAATGTATTTTTTCAGGTCAGATACGGAAGTGGCCGTAAACTCCACTCGCCGTCCGTCTTTCTGTACTGTTGCCACCCGTTTACCTGTCATCAGGTCATGCAGTGCCGCACGGGCAGCGGCAAGTTCTTCCTGTCGCGTCATTCATCCTCTCCGGATAAGGCACGGGCGTAATCTGCCAGTGTTTTCTTGTTGGTTGCTGCACCATCCTCCTCCTGCAGGCTCGCCAGCAGTGCACTGAGATCCAGCTGCCAGCGGGAAATACTGATGCGCAGCGCCGCCAGCGCATAAACGAAGCAGTCGAGCGCCTCATTGCGTCGCTTTTTGCTGTCCCACAGTATTTTTTTCCTGCCATCCACCCATTTTTCGACCTGCTCTTCAGCAGTCAGCTGCTGCGCTTCGGTCAGATCAAAAATATCCGGGTTATTCGGGAAGTGAACGGCACCGGGAAGCGGTTCATCCCCTTCCGGCGTCAGTGTGAAGCGGTTATAAATCTGCTCTTTCGCGGTATCCGTACCGATTTCGGTAAGGTAAACCCCGTTTTTGTTTCGCTTACGTGGCATGCTGGCCACAGGCTTTCCGTAGACGGATGCCCCTTTAATGGGGATCACCCGGAACAGCCCATGCTTTTTCGAGCGTTCATACACAATGGTCGGGTCAATCCCGCCAGTATCCCAGCAGATACGGGATATCGACATTTCTGCACCATTCCGGCGGGTATAGGTTTTATTGATGGCCTCATCCACACGCAGCAGCGTCTGTTCATCGTCGTGGCGGCCCATAATAATCTGCCGGTCAATCAGCCAGCTTTCCTCACCAGGCCCCCATCCCCATACGCGCATTTCGTAGCGGTCCAGCTGGGAGTCGATACCGGCGGTCAGGTAAGCCACACGGTCAGGAACGGGCGCTGAATAATGCTCTTTCCGCTCTGCCATCACTTCAGCATCCGGACGTTCGCCGATTTTCGCTTCCCATGTCTCACCGAGCGTGGTGTTCACGAAGGTTTTACGTTTTCCCGTATCCCCTTTCGTCTTCATCCAGTCTTTGACAATCTGAACCCAGGTGGTGAACGGGCTGTACGCCGTCCAGATGTGAAAGGTCACACTGTCCGGTGGCTCAATCTCTTCACCGGATGACGAAAACCAGAGAATGCCATCACGGGTCCAGATCCCGGTCTTTTCGCAGATATAACGGGCATCAGTAAAGTCCAGCTCCTGCTGACGGATGACGCAGGCATTATGCTCGCAGAGATAAAACACGCTGGAGGGATCATCCGGCGTCCATTTGAGGCCAAACGGCGTCTCTTTATCGCCAAATTTAAGATACTGCTCCTCCCCGCAGTGCGGGCAGGCAACATGAAAACGCATAAAATGCGGGGATTCACTGGCTGCACGCTCAATCTGGCAGGTGCCTCTCACTTTGGGCGTGGAGCCACGGATGGACTTTGGCCAGACCGAGCCTTCAATACGTTTGTCGCCAAGGAACGTCGGAGAGCCTTCCTGTTCAATATCCTCATCAAAGGCAGCAAGTTCATCATAACCCGCCACATCCACCGACTTTTCACGGTAGTTTTTTGCCGCTTTACCGCCCAGGCACCAGAAGCCACGCCCATTGGTGAAACGCTTCATGGTGAGCGTGTTATCCCGGTGCTTTTTGCCATACCACGGGGCCAGCGCCAGCAGCGACGGAATATCACGAATAGTCGGCTCAACGTGGGTTTTCATAAAGTTCTCGGCATCACCATCCGTCGGCAACCAGATAAGGGTGTTGCGCTGCTTATGCTCTATGAAGTAGGCATAAACACCCAGCAGCATTTTGGAATAACCAACACGGGCAGACTTCACCACATTCACCTCGCGGATGTAGTCACTGCCCATCGCATTCATGATGGCCCGCTGAAAGGGCAGTGTTTCCCAGCGCCCTTCCTGGTATGCGGATTCTTTCGGGAGATAGTAACTGGCATCCGCCCATTCAACGGCGGTCTGTGGCTCCGGCCTGAACAGTGAGCGAAGCCCGGCGCGGACAAAATGCCGCAGCCTGTTAACCTGACTGTTCGATATATTCACTCAGCAACCCCGGTATCAGTTCATCCAGCGCGGCTGCTTTGTTCATGGCTTTGATGATATCCCGTTTCAGGAAATCAACATGTCGGTTTTCCAGTTCCGGAAAACGCCGCTGCACCGACAGGGGGATCCCGTCGAGAATACTGGCAATTTCACCTGCGATCCGCGACAACACGAAAGTACAGAATGCGGTTTCCACCACTTCAGCGGAGTCTCTGGCATTCTTCAGTTCCTGTGCGTCGGCCTGCGCACGCGTAAGTCGGTGGCGTTCGTACTCAATAGTCCCTGGCTGGAGATCTGCCTCGCTGGCCTGCCGCAGTTCTTCAACCTCCCGGCGCAGCTTTTCGTTCTCAATTTCAGCATCCCTTTCGGCATACCATTTTATGACGGCGGCAGAGTCATAAAGCACCTCATTACCCTTGCCACCGCCTCGCAGAACGGGCATTCCCTGTTCCTGCCAGTTCTGAATGGTACGGATACTCGCACCGAAAATGTCAGCCAGCTGCTTTTTGTTGACTTCCATTGCTCATTCCACGGACAAAAACAGAGAAAGGAAACGACAGAGGCCAAAAAGCTCGCTTTCAGCACCTGTCGTTTCCTTTCTTTTCAGGGGGTATTTTAAATAAAAACATTAAGTTACGACGAAGAAGAACGGAAACGCCTTAAACCGGAAAATTTTCATAAATAGCGAAAAACCGCGAGGTCGCCGCCCCGTAACCTGTCGGATCACCGGAAAGGACCCGTAAAGTGATAATGATTATCATCTACATATCACAACGTGCGTGGAGGCCATCAAACCACGTCAAATAATCAATTATGACGCAGGTATCGTATTAATTGATCTGCATCAACTTAACGTAAAAACAACTTCAGACAATACAAATCAGCGACACTGAATACAGGGCAACCTCATGTCAACGAAGAACAGAACCCGCAGAACAACAACCCGCAACATCCGCTTTCCTAACCAAATGATTGAACAAATTAACATCGCTCTTGTTCAAAAAGGGTCCGGGAATTTCTCAGCCTGGGTCATTGAAGCCTGCCGCCGGAGACTGTGCTCAGAAAAAAGAGTTTCGCCTGAAGCAAACAAAGAAAAGAGTGACATTACTGAATTGCTCAGAAAACAGGTCAGACCAGATTGAAGCAATCTAGATAATCGTGCAGACTACGCCCCCTCATATCACATGGAAGGTACTACAATGGCTCAGGTTGCCATTTTTAAACAAATATTCGATAAAGTGCGAAATAATTTAAACTATCACTGGTTTTATTCTGAACTAAAACGTCACAATGTCTCACATTACATTTACTATTTAGCCACAGAGAATATTCATCTTGTTCTTGAAAACGATAATACGGTTTTAATAAAAGGACAGGGTAAGGTTGTAAATGTAAGATTTTCAAAAAATAAATGCCTTATAGAAGCCACCTTAAAAGGATTCAAATCAGGAGAGTTATCATTTTACGAATACAGGAAAAATCTTGCTACAGCAGGGGTTTTCAGATGGATTACAAATATCCACGAAAACAAAAGGTATTACTATACCTTTGATAATTCATTACTCTTTACTGAGAACATTCAGAACACTACACAAATATTTCCGCACTAAATCATAACGTCCGGTTTCTTCCGTGCCAGAACCGGACTCGCTGGCATGATGAAATATGTGTACCCGGTAACCCCGGTGTGCATCGTTTTTGATTATTCCCGCACACTCGCGCAGAAGGAGTTCCCCGTCGGGCTACGGTCTCTGTTAATACGGGAACACGGCGACGATACAGCGCATGATGTGTCAGGCTTGAATACCTTTATCCTTTAAAAGGGATATCAGTTAAGTTATCCCGTGTAGGGTATAAGCCATTATCAAGCCCACCCGTAGATAGGCTTTGTAATGGCTACTTCGCTTTTGCTTCCGCTCGCTTACGCCGGCGCTCTTCTTTCCTCTCGGCTTTTGCCATGTCCATGAATGCCTGCATGATCGAGTTCCGCATCATGTAGCTAACAAAGTGATGATTGACACAGCCGTTGAGGCGCAGCTGCTCGCCAAACTCATCCACCGAGGCCAATGCTTCCATCATGCCCTTCTCGCCTTTCATGAACTCTGAGAAGTCGCGCCCCGCTCTGGAGGCGCATTCAATAACACGATCACTCATCCCGGAAGCCCGGGGATCGTAATCTGCAGCTGGTTAGCCAGGGAGTTAATCTCAGCGACCAACACTGGCTTCGTATAGCGCCATGCTGCCAGCCCTTGTCCGCAGAAGCTCGCCATGTCTTTCTTCTGGTCAAACTCATGACATTTCATGTTGAGCTGCGCACTTAAGCTGTTGCGATGCTGAAGTTCTCCGGTGAAGTAGTCATCGAGGACTTTATAGGCCGCGTACTTGAACCCGGGGTTTAACCAAGCCGCATAATCGTAAGCAACAAACTTCCCGCCATATGTTCCACCGTGTACACCGCGCTCAGTAAAAACCACAGATTCGTGGTTTTTCTCCAGCTCGGCTAAGAACTCTTTGGTCTGCTTGTTTCGCAGGTAGTGGTAAGGCGATTCAGATTCACTTTTACCACTGGCTTTCCACATATCAGTGAGGCAGATCATGCCATCTTCACCGATACGAATTGGTTGATTGAAGAGGGTTAATGATTTCATAGCGTGTACCTACTCTTTGAAATGAACCTTTGCCGCACAGGAAACCAGCCCACCGAGGCTCGCCAGCACTAACTGGTATCCTCAAAGGCCCATTCCAAAGGGGCAGGTTCGGTGTAAAAAACATGCGTTGCGGTACGCATTTATTGCAAAAAGCCCCGCATCGCGAGGCTCATTAAATGGACTTTGTGATTTGCAAAAAAATTAATTCAGGCATTGCGTCCTGATGTATTCCTGCAGGTAGTTAACCTGCGCGGTTATCTTGTCGATTCCACTTCGGAGACGGTAATAATTGAGTTCAGCATCTGCTGTAAGTCCTGGGCTTTCTCCATCGCCCATGCCGCTGGCTCCGGTCGTTGACTTTGCACAGGTGGCGGCGACTTGCAGGCGCTTACGCCCAGCAGAAACATCAGCACGGAGACTTTCGATAGTCGCGTTAGCATCAGCAAGCTCCTTTGTATATCTGGCATCGAGTTCTGCTACGTCACGTTGACGCTTCTGCATGTCAGCGATGATGTACGTGGCTTTATCGCGCTGTTCTTTATAGGTAATGGCGTTATCACGGTAATGATTAACAGCCCATGACAGACAGACGATGATGCAGATAACCAGAGCGGAGATAATCGCGGTTAACCTGCTCATTGCTGCCCCCACAAACAGACTTCACGCTCAATCTCACGGCGAGTCATCAGCCCTTTCCATTGCTTACCGCCAGCGTATGTCCAGCGACGTAGCTGGTCACATGCGCCTTTGATATCGCCCTGGTTGATTTTGCGAAGAAGCGTCGATGTTCTGAAATTGCCAGCACCCACGTTGTAGACGAACGAGTAAAGAGCGCCGCGCGTTGTTTCCGGTATATCGACTTTGATGTACGGGTTAATTTGTCTGGCGACAGTGGCAAGGTCTTTATTCAGGAGGGCTTTGCACTCTGCTTCGGTATACGTTTTACCGGGAATGATGTCTTTTCCTGTATGCCCGTAACATACAGTCCATACACCAACTATGTCTTTGTAAGGATTATGTCTCACACCTTCCAGACCATCGTTACCACTTGGGCCAGTGATTAACACAGATGCTATAGCAATAGCCCCGCCACCAATAGCAGCAGCAACAGCTTTTCGTAATGATGGAGGCATTATCCACCTCTCGCAGCCTTGCGCTTATCTTCTTTAATCTTGAAATAAAGGTTTGTCAGGTACGTCAGCAGGCCAAATACCAGGCTACCCAGCACTCCAATTGCCGCCCACTGTGAGGGCGTGACTTTATCTAGCAGCTGTAAAAACCAGTATCCGGCACTACCTGCTGAGGTGCCATAGGCGACACCCGTTGTTAACTTATCCATGGATTTCATAACCCCACCTCGCAGACAAAGCGGGTGTAAATTAAGGGGATACTACGTATCGCAATAAAGGCAGAAACGTAACAGATTCGGAGTCAGTGAATAACTCAGGTATTGGGTTATCAGCTAATATCGAGACTCAAAAAATGGAAAAACCCGCTCGACGGCGGGTTTAAGCTGTGTGACGAAGTAACCACTCTTAACAGCATAACCAATTTTTTACGTACGTAAACTACTAAATGATATTTGTGAGAATGCCACCGAGTGTTCAAAACACCACCACAAATACATAAGAAAACTTCAACAAATAACCAATGAATAATTTCCGATGTTATTTTTAGCTTGTTTAAATTAAGCTAAAGAATTATAGATCGCTTATAAATAAGTGCCATTAATATAAATTAGCTAATAGATTTATTTTCGTTCAAACAAGAGCCATGAATAGGATTAGATAGAAAAGGTTTAGATAAAAATAGAGATCTACTTCACAAATTAAATGAGAAACTAAAACTTACATCTTGAAATAATCGCATTGATTAGATGAATATTTATCGCGCAGTGACATCATTTTTTAATAATAGTTCAAAAAAAAGGGCGTACAATGAAAAAATTAACAGTGGCAATTTCTGCTGTAGCTGCATCAGTACTGATGGCGATGTCTGCTCAGGCAGCTGAAATTTATAATAAAGACAGTAACAAGCTGGATCTATACGGGAAAGTTAATGCCAAGCACTACTTCTCCTCTAATGATGCAGATGATGGTGATACTACTTATGCCCGTCTTGGCTTCAAAGGTGAAACCCAAATCAACGATCAACTGACTGGTTTCGGTCAGTGGGAATATGAATTCAAAGGCAACCGTGCTGAATCTCAAGGTTCTTCCAAAGACAAAACCCGTCTTGCATTTGCAGGCCTGAAATTTGGTGATTACGGCTCAATCGATTACGGCCGTAACTACGGTGTAGCATACGACATCGGTGCGTGGACTGACGTCCTGCCAGAATTCGGTGGTGATACCTGGACCCAAACAGATGTGTTCATGACTGGTCGCACTACTGGTGTTGCAACTTATCGTAACAACGACTTCTTTGGTCTGGTCGATGGCCTGAACTTTGCTGCTCAGTATCAGGGTAAAAATGACCGCACTGACGTAACTGAAGCCAATGGTGATGGTTTCGGTTTCTCCACTACTTATGAGTATGAAGGATTCGGCGTGGGTGCAACCTATGCTAAATCAGATCGCACTGACGGTCAGGTCGCCTATGGTAAGAGCAAATTCAATGCCTCCGGCAAAAATGCGGAAGTATGGGCTGCAGGCCTGAAATATGATGCGAACAATATCTATCTGGCTACCACATATTCTGAAACTCAGAATATGACCGTTTTTGGTAATAACCATATTGCAAACAAAGCACAAAACTTTGAAGCAGTAGCACAATATCAGTTTGACTTCGGTCTGCGTCCATCTGTTGCTTACCTTCAGTCAAAAGGTAAAGACCTTGGTGTTCATGGTGACCGAGACTTAGTCAAGTATGTCGATGTCGGTGCTACTTACTACTTTAATAAAAACATGTCCACTTTTGTTGATTACAAAATCAACTTAATTGACGATAGTAAGTTTACCAAAACAGCTGGTATTGATACCGACGACATCGTCGCTGTAGGTCTGGTTTATCAGTTCTAATCTGACTTACGAAAAAGATATGTTGCGGGAGGCTTTGCCTCCGCAACATATAAGTGGAGCCCTCAAGCCACTTCCTTTAGAAGCACTACCTTGCTTCTTACTATATAAACCTTCTGTTATATATTACCCTTTATTTTGGGGGCGTTTCCACGCCCCATTTTTAATAACTTTTAGTAAACAATTGCATATCAATTAGAATTATTAGCAACGATATCCATATCTAACCGGATATCTAATGCCATTAACATCCCTTCAATTATGCCCTCAGCCTTCTGTAACCTTTTCCCGATATAACCATCCGAGCAGCAATGCTTACTTGCCAGTGACATGAATGTCATACCACATACATAATAATCTACTAATAAATCGTGTAAATCGCTGTTGTTCTTTTTCAGACGGGCCATGCACCCGCAAATGATCATCGCGTCATCGTCACAACATTGCGGGCGAGATTTTACTTTTGAAGGAATTAATCCCTTAAAACCGGCGGCAATGGACGACCAGGTCACATCTTCATGATTATTAGCCGCCCACGCTCCCCAACGTTCAAGAACCATCTGAATATCACGCATTAACTTTCTCCACAAAATCAGGCCAGCACACCAATCGCCAGTGCGCGATCGATAAAACGAAATATCAGCTCCAGCTGGGAGCCATACTTCTCTTCAAATGCCACGGTATCCGCATGCAGCTCGTCGTGATGCTTTCTGCACAAAGGCAACACAAAAAGGTCATGCGCTTTTGTACCCATTCCCCCCTGACCGTGGCCTATCAGGTGGTGGGGATCATCAGCAGGTTTTCCACAACATGCGCACGGCTGCGTCTTAACCCAGCGCGTGTACTTTTCATTAACCCAGCGGTGACGTTTTGGGCGTAACATAAAAGACTCCGGCGACTCCGGATCCACTTTCAGCGCCAGCACCTTTTTCGCCTTATCCTGGATGATGCTGGTGGCAGGAACCGAAGGCACAAGGTCACTTTCCCGGGTAACAGACGGCACAACAGGCTTCGGTAATCTCAGTGCCTTACGGGCTGCACTTTCCGGTAAGGCATCCGCCAGATCATTACGAATCAGCCACCAGCACAGTTCCGGCATTGTCACAACATGACTGTCATCAAAACCGAGATCCCGACGCACAACAGACAACACCCAGCGGGCACAGTTATCCGTTGCCATTGATTCCAGCCGTTCCGTGAACTGATCGCGCAGCTGGTTATCGCAGTGCCAGCACAGACGGATTGCGCCCGGAGCGTGTCGCATTGTTGTCATGTTCTCGCTGTGCCAGTCGGAATGAGGCCACTGGCAGCCTTTTTCACGAAGTAACCAGCTTTCAAGACATTCCACGCCACCAGCACGACGGATCACTGCCTCATTGCGGAACACGGCCCGAACGGCAGGATCATCCGCCAGCGGTTGTGATGCCGCCGGAACGGCACCACTGGCGAAAGATGAATAACGTTCCGGCTCAGGCTCCAGCAGGACACGCCCCTGCATAAACAGGGGCATCAGCTCTGAACCTGGCCTGAACAATACGATCCCCATACGCGGGGCAATTTCAGGGGTCAGTAGTGCTCTCACGGTCACCTCAATGAACGGTATCGAGCAGCTTTAACAGCTCAGGGAATCGGGATTCGAAGAAATGCGGCTGCGTCTCGCGCGGATTTGCAGGACTGGTGATGTTCTTGCCGAACATGCAGCCTTTCGCGGTCAGCGACCAGAATTTTTTGATGTTGTTAATCGCGGTACGGCTGTATCGTTCGCGTTGTTCAACGATCCCCAGCTTCGCCATCTGGTGATATGCCTGATTAGCCGTCAGGCGGATACCATACTGCTTCAGCAGTGCACTCAGCGACAGCGTAGGGCGGCTTGAACCATCTGGCGCATCAGCAGGTGCATCAATGGCATAGATCGGCATAAGTTCAGGAAGACCAGCTACCTTTGATAATTTCTGGTATGCACCAAGTTTCGAGGAGTTTGACAGATTTAGAGTCTTTGCTGCTGATTCAAGCAGAATGACCCCGGATTTAATTTTGTCGGATGTGGTTTCTTCTGGTGATGAATTATGAAGCGCATCAAAAGTACGTATCACTTTTAAGCTGAATGCCGGGCTGATCCACATTGCATATGCATAGACCAGCTCTTTACAGACATACGTCCCACCATTGCGCCCCTGAATGGTGATGACAGGAATACTACGGGAATCTCCCGTAGTTTCTTCTTCCAATAATTCCACAAGAGCCTTCGTTTCAGGACGACGCATAAACTCGTGAACTTCCAGCGAACGGGAGGAGCGATTCTCACCAGCGGCAAGAAGAGCTGCTTTCTGAAGGTCGTTAAGACAGTAGTTAGATTCGAAGTACTGGCGCACAGAAACGCCATCAATTACAAGCAACTGATTCATTGGTTTCTCCACAAATTTTTATCCACGAGCGGGACTGCACTCCCTTTTCGTTGATGCAGGATGAACTTACTGCGATTTTTAATAGTTATCAAGGATACACTGTTCATAAATACAGTATCTTTAACGAGGTAATACCCAAATTTAGGGTGTTGCTCAATTCCGTTACCGAGTTGCTAATTTGCAACTCGCTTTTTCGTACTTACTGATAGTGATCTCGACCTTCCCCTCCGGGATAACCGGTCCCCACTCCACCAGCATTCTTTTCACCTGACTGTCGTCTTCCCACACACCCGCGTGGGTCAGGGCGTCAAACAGCGCCTTGTTATAGTTGTCCAGATCGCGGATCCGGTTATCCGGAGGAAACAACACGATCTCCACTGAAGCAGGTGCCGACGTTGGTTTCGGCAGACGACGTAACTGCTCAACTATTGCTGCACACGCCGCGCTCTGGAATTTTCGCCCCGCCGCGCTTATCAGGCTCTTACCAGCAAACGCCCCTTTGTTGGGGTGTCGCCAGTACGTGTTCACGCTGGGCGGAAAAGGTAGGATCAACTTCATACTTTCAGGCCCCTCTCATGTAACCAGTGGGCTGCACGCAGCCTGGCGTTTTCCTCACCGGCAAGCAGTGAGCGGATAATCCCGACCGCCTCGCTGTCGTCGTCCTTCACCACGGTATGAAGCGTGATCCCCCGGGCCACACCACGCTTTATCGTGATGACGCCTTTTTTCTCCAGTGCGCGAAGATGCTCCACCGCTGCATTCACTGAACGGTATCCCAGCATGGTTGCCACCTCCTGATTGGTTGGCGGGAAGCCACGTTCTTTCTGATAAGAAATCAGCATATCCAGCACCTGCTGCTGGCATTGAGTTAACGTCGTCATGCCGCCATCTCCCTGACCAGTTTTTCCGCCTGCTGGCGAACCTGCGCCAGAAACGCCTCACCACATGCCTCAAGTTCATCGCGCCCGATGTAGCTGATTGCCGGTCCCTTCCAGGTCTTGTCGAAAACAGCAATAGCACCAGCGAAGAAAGCGCCTGTCGGCACCTGCTTCTCATCTTTCGGGATAAACCAGGCAGGCAGTTCAAAACCAATACGCCCGCGAATAAAAGCAATATGATCTGCATCTTCCGGCCACCACACTTCGCTGGTGGCAGCTTTGATCAGGAAAACATAGCGCCCGCCTTTATCACGCATGGCACTGGCATGCTTCATGATGTAACGCATGCCTGTGATGTATTGCCCCTCATGCTGACTGGCGCGGCTGTATGGGGGATTACCAAAGGCAGCACCTTTAAGCTCCGCAAGACGTTCTGACCAGTCATGCGCCAGCGCGTTGTCTTCCGCCGTGTAATACGCAGCACATTTGGTGTTATCACCGTCAGTGAACAGATCCAGAACAAACGGGCCAAACAGGGTGTTAATTCCCCAGAAAATGTTGTCCGGCGTGCGCCACTGATCGCCCACTTCCTTCAGTTCATGGGCTGGTTTGTTCCGCAGTTCCACCAGCGCCTGGCAATATTTATTACTCATTAAGCCCCCACGTAATTCCCTGACAGATACCACTCTTCACCCGATGCAGCGCGCTTGCTGCTTTTCCGTAAACACCGCTCACGACGCGCCAGAAAATTGTTTCGTTCTGGTTGGGAGTGGCTTTCACGGAATGCCGCCATCCACACGGTTGCAGCACGACGGTATAAGCCCCTGGACTCCAGTTCTTCAGCCTGGCGGGTCAGGCACAAAATTACCCGTGGATCGTTAGTGCCGACATAGAAATTGCGCGCAGGTCTGGTTTCACGAACTGGTTGTGGTTCCGGCTCCTGCGCTCTCTCAGTCAGGCGCGGGAAATGTCTGCGTGTATCCCCTTCACAACGGTGAGCCACACGCCCACTCTGACGTAACTTGCTTGCTGACTGCAGAACGCGCTGCCGTGAGTAACCTGCAAAAGCATCCGCAATGTCTCCGGAAGTACACCCCGGATGGGCTTCAATGAATTTCTGAACTTCATTCAAAAGACTCATGATTACCCCCTGAATCCTGCCGGGATCTGGCTGTAGTCCACGTTGTCGTAACTGGCTTTGAAGTACGGGTCTTCGCGTTTTTCGGTGTACGTGCTTACGGACGGCGATAAGCGCAGGGAAAGCTCATCCCATTTTTCCCGCAGCTTCGACGGGCTGAGCACGTTACGGCACCAGAACGGATCGCGGCTGACGCGGCTGTACATCTCGCAGATTTGTTTGTGAGTACGACCATCCTGCACACACATCAGGCGAATTTCGTTTGCCCAGGCTGTCCAGTTCGGTTCTTTGGGACGAACCACCTCGCCGTCACATTCGGCAGCCTGCTCGTACAGGGCGATGATTTTTTTCCAGAGCCACTGTGCGCAGGTCAAATCATCCTGCGTCCCCCACTGGCGCTTTTTAGGGCTGAATACAACCGCATCAGGATGGCGAGTTAAAAAATCCTGTTCAGCCGTCTGCGTGTCCGGTTGCGAAGCGTCCGGACGAGAAGGTTTTTTATCTGACGGATCATGTTTTGATTTTACTGACGGATCCCCGCCAGATTCTGACGGGTGAAAACCCGCTTTTTTGCCAGATTTCGACGCATCAAATTTTGACGGGTCAGATTTTGATGCGTCAGATTTTGACGGGTCAGAATCTGACAGTTGAGAAAATGCCGCAGCCTGAAGCTTCGCAACGTTAAGCTGATAAACATTCGACGCATTGCGGTTACCCTGGCGACGCGCCTTACGCGTTAACCAGCCTTCTGCTTCCAGCCGTGCGATAGCCGTTCTGACTGTACTCATCCCCGCGCCAATCTGGCGGGCAATGGTTTCAATCGATGGCCAGCACACACCTTCGTCATTACTGAAATCAGCCAGGCGGGCCATAATTGCCACGCTGGATAATTTCATGCCTGACGCTGCGCAACCATCCCATACATAGCCGGTTAATTTAGTGCTCATGACCGACCTCTATTTCCCTGAATTTACGACGAAACTGTTCGAGCGGACTGAAGCACTCATGCTCATAGCCTTCGCGGAGGTAGATAACCCGTTGTGTTTCCGGTTCCCAACGAATGACTCTGACGGGCACTCCGTAGTGATCTTTGAACCAGCGGTTAACTTGTCGCAAAGGACTGTCTCCTTCTGCCGGTTGAAATCCCCCACAGCCCACTCTGCAAAGCTGTGGGTTACAATTTCCCTGTCACCTGGTACATTCACTGCATAGCAATATTCCACCTTCGCTTTTCCACCCGGTACAGGAAGCGCAATCAGTTGCGAGCGACGGTAGTGTGTTGTTAAACTGTTCATGCGTTAGTTTCTCCACAACCAGAAGCAATCGACGCCACGACGCCCGGAGCTGCACACTCGCGGGCGTCATTACTTTCTGAAATGCAAAAAATTTTGTAGACAAGTGCTGCATGCTCCTGCAGCTTCGAAATTGAGAGATACAGCTCGTCGTTAATTGCTGTCTTCTCATGCGGTTCCACTACACCGTCTTCGATTGCTGAACGAATCTGTTTTGAATAACTGCCGATCTGTTCAATGACTTCCAGCAGACGCTGGTTAATATCGGCGTTGTCCACATCCTCGACGTCAGGAAGAGACACAAAGACGCCATTTGCAGACTGCGCCACAGCATCAGCAATGAAATGAGTGCCACCAGCACGCTGTAAAACCATTGCCCATCCCAGCGGGAAAATCTGATCGCCATCTGCACGAAGGCGGTTGAATAAAGCGTTTTCTGTTACATCGAGCCAGTCAGCCGCTTCAGCGTAACCACCCGGCAACGCCGCGATAGTTTTTCTGACAGCTTTCACGTACCACTCAGGCTGTTTTTCTATTTTCCAGTGATGCTTACCCACGATTAGCCTCATCGTTCTGTGGTTAAAAATTGAAAGTGTTCTGCTAATCTTTCGGATAGATATCCGGTCTTAAGTCAGATTTCGTAATTGCACCTGACGTGCATTGCTCAAGTTTTTTAGCCAGCACAAAACTGGCTTTTTTATAGCCATTGAAAACCAGCCGTAAGTAGCCAGGTGTTGAGCCAACTTTTCCGGCCAACTCGCCCTGCTGTTCTTTGGTTAAAGAGTCCCAATACGCTTTCATACAATATGTACCTCCGGTATACATATTACATGATTGAAATGAACCTTCAAGATACTTGTACCTTAACGGTACAAGGGTTTTAATTTCGTTATGAAAACAATCCATGACATCCGGCGGTCTAACGCCAGAAAACTGAGAGATGGTGTTGGCGGGAATTCTTCCTTTGCCACTATGATTGATCGCGAGCCAACCCAGACCAGCAGGTTTATGGGAGATGGTGCTACTAAAAATATCGGTGACAGCATGGCACGACACATCGAAAAATGTTTCGACCTGCCTGTCGGATGGCTCGATCAAGAACACCAGACAACGAACATCACAAAAAAACCTGATGTTTCAATCACTAATAAACAAATCACATTAGTCCCTGTCATATCATGGGTACAGGCCGGAGCATGGAAAGAAGTTGGATATTCTGAGGTTGATTTGAGCACAGCAGAAACGTATCCCTGCCCTGTACCCTGTGGGGAAATGACTTATATCTTGCGGGTGATAGGTGATTCAATGATTGATGAGTACCGCCCGGGAGACATGATTTTTGTCGATCCTGAAGTACCTGCCTGCCACGGTGACGACGTTATTGCATTGATGCACGATACAGGTGAAACCACCTTCAAAAGGTTGATAGAAGATGGGACACAGCGTTATCTCAAAGCGTTAAACCCAAACTGGCCTGAGCCTTACATTAAGATCAACGGTAATTGCTCTATAATTGGAACTGTGATTTTCTCAGGAAAACCAAGAAGATACAAAATCAAAGCCTAATCAATGTTTATGAACCTGCTTCGGCAGGTTTTTTTATACTTGACAATGTGCCTTTGGGATACATAATGTACCCAAGAGAAACAACAAACAGGCAGGACGCCCACGAAGTAGCCGCCTGGAGCATATGAAGTCTAGGATGATTCATTAGCAACAAAAAAGCGCCCTACAGGACGCTTAGCTCTTTAACAATCTGGATATCCACAACAGTAGCAATCTACAGATTGCCGTTAAGTTTTCTGGACAACTCCTCAATGGATGGAGGCGATACGTAATCCGGATTTTTATTCATCAGAAACTTATTTTCACAGTGGAGGCACCTGCTTTTATGAAAAAGCTCATCTTTGCTAACCGGGAATGGTTGAAGTATCGATACTATCTTTTGTCCAAAACATTTTGGGCAAAGATGCATGGTTATGCTGCCACCGTTCACGATTACCTCCTTCGAGTATACAAAAGTACCCGACTCAAGTTGGTTAAGGATATAGCCTTCCGTCTGAGCCTCAAAGTTTTCGAATTCTGCAATTTTAGCTTTGAGAGAAGCATTTATTTCTTGATAAGAGCCCACCAGTTCAACGAGAGACACGCATTCGCGCTGAATAGACGCAAGCTTTGAGTTCAGCTCACCAATAGCCGCATTTACTTCAGCTTGAGTTTTTGCCTCGTTCATTAGTTTTGCAATCTGGGCTGTTTCACGAATAGCCGTCATTGCTGCCGTTAATTCAGCGATCACATTGAATACTCTTATTGTTGTTGGGGATATCCAGATTAACCGAATCCTTGTTGTTGGGGAATAACCAGGTCCACCTCGCCTGATGTGGCTAAAAGCAGGCACATAACAGCTAAGTATTTTCAACCAGAGAGAATCCTTAGCGTTGTGGTGAATGCGGCTCAGCGCACGCGGGTTAAGGTTGAGGCTGACAGTCGACCTTCTGTGGATACCCACCCGCCTGGTGTGCAACCTTCGCCAGGCACCGGGAGGCACCCGGCACCACAACTTTATGCTGTGTGTAGTCCTGGCGGTACCAGTTTGTACCCTTGCTTCCGGCTGGTACCGTCCTTTTTTGCAAAACAGAGAAGAGCATCACCGGACGACGGGCTCATAACCCAATCCATCCGGGCGGCTGCCACCGCAGGTGTTCTTCTCTGTTTTGTGGAGAAACCAACCGACCTTGCAGGGTCGATATGATGAGGAGCAGCAAAATGGCTAGCGAACGCAGTACTGATGTGCAGGCATTTATCGGGGAGCTGGACGGCGGCGTATTTGAAACCAAAATCGGCGCAGTTCTCAGTGAGGTCGCTTCCGGTGTGATGAACACGAAAACCAAAGGGAAGGTCTCACTCAATCTGGAAATCGAACCGTTTGATGAGAACCGTGTGAAAATCAAACACAAACTCTCATATGTTCGCCCAACTAACCGCGGGAAAATTTCCGAAGAAGACACCACCGAAACGCCGATGTATGTCAATCGCGGTGGTCGCCTGACTATTCTGCAGGAAGACCAGGGACAATTACTGACTCTTGCCGGTGAACCTGACGGAAAACTCCGCGCAGCAGGTCGTTAATATCGTTCGTAATAAACTGATTATTTATCTCATCACTGAATATCTTTATATAGTGAGGACTTATTATGTCTCAGAACTTAGACGCAACCGCAATTAATCAAATCCATGCCCTTATTTCTGCTCAGGGTGTTAATGAAATTATCAGTAAGATTGGTGCCGATGCTGTGGCATTGCCTGAGAATTTCCGCATTCATGATCTGGAAAAATTTAATTTAAATCGCTTCCGTTTCCGTGGTGCACTTTCCACTGCCAGCATCGATGATTTTACCCGTTATTCTAAAGATCTTGCAGATGAAGGCACCCGCTGCTTTATCGATGCCGATAATATGCGTGCCGTCAGTGTGCTTAACCTGGGTACTATTGATGAGCCAGGTCACGCAGATAACACTGCCACTCTCAAACTGAAAAAGACAGCACCGTTCTCTGCTCTGTTGTCTGTTAACGGCGAGCGTAACTCCCAGAAGTCACTGGCAGAATGGATCGAAGACTGGGCCGACTACCTTGTGGGCTTTGATGCTAATGGTGACGCTATTCAGGCAACAAAAGCGGCTGCGGCAGTCCGTAAAATCACGATTGAAGCAAACCAGACCGCTGATTTTGAAGATAATGACTTCAGCGGCAAACGCTCCCTGATGGAGTCTGTCGAAGCGAAGACCAAAGACATTATGCCAGTGGCATTTGAATTTAAATGCGTTCCGTGGTAATGACTCCAACTTATTGATAGTGTTTTATGTTCAGATAATGCCCGATGACTTTGTCATGCAGCTCCACCGATTTTGAGAACGACAGC